GTTAATAATGCGGAGGTAACTTCATCAATATCAGAAAGTGATAGATCAGTAGGAAGATCACCATTGTTACCACCAGTACAGTTATATATTGAAGCAGTTGATGCTAACATATCACGTGTTAACTGATCTTCAGTCATACGCAATGACAATCCAAGGAGTTCAGCTGTTTCATTAAGAACAGGATCTTGGTTTTGAAGGGTAACTTGTTGGTTAATAGCTACATAAAGTCCATAAAATGACATAGTAGCATCAATATCAACACGATTTAATGGAGTCGCTGGAGGAGTTGCACCGCTCGGTCCCAATGGAACTGGAGCTGTAGGCAATCTATCATAGCGCGCCATACGTAAAGTTCTTCCCCCTTTTGCAGGCAAACGTTTAGAAAGTGCACCCAATTTCATAATAAGGTTCGGTGTTCTTACCGATAAAAGCACATCATCAAACGTTTGTTGCACTGGAGCAGGAAGCGTTGTAGGTGTAGTTATCATACACACACTCCTAATAGTACAAACGTACACAGATTTAACTTATTTTTTTACTATTGAGTTGGACGACTACTCATTACATCCATGAAGTGGCGAACTTCATTACGCCAGTAAAAATATGGGTGACGAACCCAATAGCTCAAATAAGCTAATACGTCTGTAGTTAGCGAGACTACCTTACGCTAGCTGATAGTATAATAAGACTTATCATAAAAACACAAGAATTGTTACATCATGCTAATTGTATAGTCGACCATCAAATTAGCACAAAAAACGAAACATCCTTGTAATTTCGAAAGTCATTCCCAAAATTACAAGGATGGTCAAGTAGATTCCACAAAAAGGAAAATGGAATCTTAGCACACATGTTATTATTAACGGCTTATAATAACATCTTTTTATAGTTACTTATAACGCTTAGCTTCTTCAACCTGACGACGTAATTGTTCTTTACGATCTTCAGTTAAAATACGTCTGTCATAGTCACCAACACGTGCTAATGGCGTATCTCCTGATTGAGGAGCAGCATTAGCAGCTGAGCGTGGTTTCATTCTATTCTCTTCTACCTTTTTATCCAATTCAATATATTGATCAGCCATTATACCGCTATTTTTTATTAATTCATAGGCAGCGTATCCCTTGTCATACATATCAGATGCTGCTAACAAAGTACGGAATAAAACAGGTTTTTGAGTTTCTAATTTTTTTAAGTTCTCAGGAGTTACAATAGCATCAAAATCATTAAATTGATTTTTTAATCTCATTTCAGCTTGAGCTAATGCATTTTGCTGGTTATATTCTTCAAATTGTTTTTTAGTATTTTTTAGTTCTTGTTTTAAGTTTCTTACATATTTTTTAAGATGTTTACCTTCAATATAGGTGTCATCACTTAAATCAAATTCATCATCATTATCAACAACCTGCATCTTATTATTTTGTTGTTGAGACATGTTCATTTGAACCATACGTTCTAATTCTAAAGCTCTTCTTTCAGCAGCTTCAGCTCGTTCTCTTAAAATACGCATATTCGCTTCTTTTTGAGACTCTTGAGGTTGCGTATTCTGTTGGACCGGTTGCTCAACAATTTGTTCTTGTTCAGCTGGATATAAATGTTCTGCTGCTTGGTTTAACTCATCAAACATGCCTGCTCCTCCTGGTTGACCTTAATAACTGCGTCTATCTTTTCACCATTTTCTTTTTTAACCCACTCAAGCAATTCGCCACTTTCCATCAAAATAACAAACTTAGCTAGATCAGCGGTTTCTTTGTCATTAATATACTTTACTTGATTTTTCAGTATGTGGTAGTAAAGTATCGCATCTGGTATAGACCATAAAAATTCCAGTTTATCATCTGCTCTTTTATATTTCCATACAGATTGCTTATATACCGGTGTTGGACATGATTTACGTGCCAATGGTATAATTTTTGGTTGCCTCAAAACACGATCAACTGTTGTAAGTAATACTATATAAAAATCTTTACCAATATAACCAGGTTTATTTTTCGCTTCATCGGCAGTATTTCTTAATCGTAACATAATATCTGGTTCCATAGCACGACGATATTCAATAATATCATCATCTAAATCTAATCCTAAATTATCATGTTCACGAATAACTTGACCGGCTAACTTTTTATTTTCATTCATATAACTCCTTTGTTGCGTTTATAAAAAAAGTAAATTGTGCAACAAAAACAGATAAAAATATCATTTTATCCTACAAATCAATTGTTGCTTTGTAGCGCAATAATAATAAAAAAAGCATATGACAGCAAAAAAGTATAATTTAAAAACTTTAATTCTTTACCTAATGGATAATATCTGTTAATATTTTAACAACTAAATATACAGTGTGAATTTTTATATAGGAGTGATGTATGTTCTAATAACCACAATTATTTTTTTTATCATTTCGTTATATATGTTAAATTTTAATAAGCAGGATTACATGAAAAAAGTATTATTACTCTCACTACTTACATCTTCAATGTTTGGTATGGACTTAGCAATCGTAAGAAAACATCTTAAAAATATCAAAATAAAAGATAGCAGTTCTAAAATAGAAAAAATTGATTCGTCATCAATGTTTGTTCCTACTAAATTAGGAAATGTTGATATTTTGCATGGAAAAGATGGATTTTATGTCCAACAAGATGGGAAAAAACAAATAGTTAAAAAACATTTTACCGATAAAATGTTACGAAATATTAATAAAGATGAATTAAAAACGTTTCTAAAGAATGGATATCTTTCATTAAATCAAATGGAAGATGGAGACTATTCTCTTAAAGCAAATTATCGTGTCAAAGGTGGTGGTCCTGTTGCAGGAACAATAGCATACTGGGTTACTAAATCTATTTGTTATGCTGTTGGATTTGCAGCTATCGGATCAGCTACTGTCGCTACCGGTGGTATTGTTGGAGGAGTAGTGGGAGGTGCAACTGTAGCAGGAAGTACAGCTTTAGCAACTACTGCCATTGCTACAACTACTGGAGCAACTATAGCAACTACTGCTGGCGTAGTAACAGCTGGAGCTGTTACTGGTGCTGCTGTTGTAAGTGGTGCTACAGCGACAGCTACAGTAGTAGGAGGAGTTGTTGGAGGAACTGTTGTTGGTACTAATGCTGCTTTAGCAACTGGTGCTGTAGTTACTGGTGCTGGTGGTATTGGAGCAACAATTGCCGGTATTGAGTCATTATCGGTAGCGGTTGGTACATTCTTTGGTATGATGCCAACTATTTAAAGAGTAATTATGAATTATGCTTCCCAAATAAAACATTATGCTTTTTTTTGCATAACATTAATTTTATTATCAGCAATATCATATCGAATCGGATGTTATTTTGAATGGCGAGAACCAATAGTCTTTACTATGGGACATCTTGATATGTTTATATCTGGAACCATAACTTTTGTTTTTCTTAGTCCAATCATAGTTTCTCTATTTCTATCAGAGAAATAAACTGTATATAAAACAATATCCCCCTGAAGCGGAGGGGGATATTGTAGGTAAGTAGTTAAAATAAAAAAGGAGTTAGGGATTTTATGATAACTATTTTCTTTTTTTATTTACTCTACGAGCTTCAGATAAAGCTATTGCTATCGCTTGTTTAGGATTTCTTACAATTGGACCTCTTTTAGATCCGCTATGTAATTCTTTTTCCTTAAATTCATGCATAACTTTTTCAACTTTATCTTTTGATCTAATAATTTTATCAGCTTTTTTTTCAATCTTCTTAGCTTTTTTCATGCAAGAAGCACATTTATGAGACTTTTTCATATTTATCCTTTAATACTACCCTGATCTTTAACCATAGTCATCCCTAATTTACCCTGATTTTTAACCAAAAAGGGAAACCGTGACGTTTTGTCACAACTTCCCCCTAAAATCATTGAGCGGCTGAAGAATCGCGGAACCATTCTTTAATCTTCTCAGGAGAAGGTTTTTGTTGATTATCTTGTCGCTTATCCTTAGGAGTATTAAGAATTCTGTACGCAATTTTCATACATTTCTTATTAGGCCTAATAGCTCCTGGCATGATGTTCCTTTAGTATTTCTTAGGTTCCATTTCACGGCCAAAATCTGCATAATCTTCATGCATTTGTTTTTGAGCACCATAAAATAAATCATCAACATAACCCATGTGATAATTAGCTGCTCGTGGCCAGTATTCTTCAATAACATTACGTGGAAGCAAGCAAGGTGCTGACATATCTTCTCTAATCATAGCACCATCACGTGCCATCATTCTACGGCTTTCTTTGTAGCCTGAATATGCTTCACGAGCTTCCAATCCACTTACCGTATTAGGTACTGGATCGCTATTATCATAACGACGCTTCATACCTTCACTATAAAAACCTACTTTTTCGCTTGAACGGCTGCTTCCGTGACCCATTTCATCAAACTCACGGCGTGCCATCATTCCACGGCTGTCTTGATGGTATCTTTTCTTTTTTGCCATAGCGGCTCCTTCGTTAGAAATTGCGAATTAAATTCGCAAGGTATCACCTCTATCTAACCAATTCAGAACCATTCTGAAAGGCCTGAGGAGAATTTATAGTCTGATATTCTTTCAACATCCTCTGTAAAGATAATATCTTTTCCAGATGATTTATATCTATAGTTTCTATCTCTTTTAAAGCTTTTGCAAAGTTTAATAAAGCTTGTTGCTCATCTTTAACTGCCTCAGATCTACGTTCATCTGCTAATGCTCTATTTTCCTCAATACGACTGAATCTCTCTGCTCCCAGACCTTGATTAGCCATTGCATGAGCTTGTGATAACTGGGTACGAGCTTGTTGTTCTTGCATAGTAGCTTGCGCTTGAGCCATTTGCAATTGTTGGACTTGTTCTTGTTGTTGTTGAATCTGTTGCGTAATTTTATCTTTATTTTGTATAGTAGCAGCTTCAATAAGACTCGCATCAGGAATAGGAACACCCATTTCCTTCAACTGTAAAAGTTGAGCAAACTGCATTTGCTTTTGAGATTCTGTATTGAATCCCATCTCTACCATGCAATGATACTTACCAAACGATTTATTATAGAACAACGGCGCAGGTTCTTCTCCCTCTAGCAAATTCTTAATCTTACCCGGCGTATAGTTATTCTGCACTATTTTCATAACCAATTCACCCAATAAATTCTGAGAGTAATCTAGTCTATCAAACAACGGTTGTAATGTTGTAAGACCAGCTCCTTGACGTAAAGCAGACAATATTCCTGCTTTATCATCAAGCGCTGAACCCATAAGTTCTTCGTTGATACCAGACACTAAATTCATCTCTTTAGAGAAAGTATCCTGTAACTGGAAGAAATATTGTGGAATTGCTGGTGGCGATATTTGTTGGATATCAGTCATCGCCGATTCTTCTTTAAGCGGAATAATACGACCCTGTCCTGTTTGGAACAAATGCTTAACGTCAACAACAGCATTCTCTTTAAATATCCAACCGCTATTTACTACTGATTCAGCAGCATCTGCTGAAAGTATTACACGGCGATTAAATAATATTTGAGGATCTCTTAGAGATCGGCATATTCCCTGAATACGGCTATAAAAGTAAGGCATCATTGGATTATAATAACCCAGCACTGGTACAAATGGATAAACATCTATGTTCAAGCTGTTAGGACCATCATAAAACACTTTATCTTGAATCATGATTGCCATACGAACCGTAGGAACATCTTGTTCAATAACTGTTACTTGGGGATAGTGATCCAAGAATGTTTTTATGTCTAAGTCTGATTGATTAGTAATCTCAAATGTTTCACCAGTGATCTTATCAACAAGTAACTTTTGCTTGCGATAATCACGATAATAATATTCATCGTATGCAAGTCTATTTTGTTGTGTTTGTCCAAAGCTTTCTGGCATATACTGAAATCTTCCATCACGCCCTGTTCCTGTTGGGTTACCGGGCAATGACATGATCTCATCATACTTATCAGGCATTAATGCAGCTGCTGCACTATGCGAGAGATAAGATCTCCTCCAAACAAAAGAACAATCAGATAGATCTGGTTTACGAAAATAAGGATCAATAAAAAAACTATTGTATGAACAGTTGTCTACCTTCAAGTCACCTGAAACAGGATCATTACGATAATCCATATACACATGAAGCAAGTTCATACCAGCAATACAACCACCTTGGTGAAATGCTTCTGATATGGTTTCATAAACACCTTCACGTTTATAGATGTTAAGAAGTATTTTGCTCCATTGATCAGCTGTTTCTTGATCACCATTTTCAAGTGGAACAACAATACTTGATTTACGATTACGACGCTGATATCCAGAAACCATGTTACATAATGGTCTTACACGGTTAAAGTACCATGATCCTCGGTTATTGTTGGGCAGAGACTGGTTAAGCTCTGCCATCAACGAAGTGTCACCCGCTTCAAGTCGGGTGTCAATAGTAGCTTCTGTCCAATAGATCTGCCATATTGCCTGATTGGCGGTATAGTCAGAATCTATCTTCTTTTTTATCGCATTGTAACTATCATTTAACGATTCAGGTTGCCGCATTAACATATTTATATCCTCCCACTAAAACTCCTTCCATTAGAGTCTAGAAAGAAGTCTATAATTTTTATTATTAATAACCAACAGTTCATCGATTAATTATACAAGAAATAAAAATCCATTACGTGTTTAAATTTATAATAATCAAAGGTATCATCTTCAGCACTGAATTCTATTTCACATTCCCTATTCTCTCTATCAAACCTCAAACAAAATATACAGTCAAAGTTATATGCTACCACCGTTAAACCATGACAACATTTTACTTCTTCAAAAGTATAATCAGTAAACTTAGCAGCCCATGCAGCGCATATCATAATTGTTTTAAAAACATCATCATCAGTGTAGCACCACAAAGGTACATTACTATACACATGACTTTCCTGAATTTCAAACAAACTACCATATGCGATATTACTTATAGCAAGAAGCAAAAAGAGCATTATTTTTTTCATTACCTATACCCATTAATCATTTGAACTGTCGACATAGTGTCGACGTTTAACTATCTATAACTATTGTATTGTGGATCATCTCTGAAAAAGCGTGGAAGATCTCCCTGGTTTCCATACAACGCTTGTGCTTTCTTTCTGTCAAACTCCTCGGGTGACATTCCCTTCTTGGTCTTATGCAATGACATACATAAATACCGTAACGCATCAGCATAGTGACTTGCCCACGATTTGACTGGCCGTGGTAAATATATCTGCCTTGCTTCATCCCATTCTTTACGATAATTCTCAAGAGCATTAATGAGCGACCGACACTTTTCAGCATCAATCCAAAGCTTATTAAAGTGTGTCCAGACGTTCTCAATGCCATCGATAATACCAACTTGATCTACAAGGGTAAAATCTATACCAAGTTGCCGCGCCTTCTCATACCGCGTTATCGCACCGCCACCCCATTCACGAACCTTAATATCATGAGGAGCAAAATGCTTTCCATACTTATAGGGTTTATCCTGCAGTATCTTTGCATAATGATCTAAACCAAGATTGTTGTTGGAATAGCAATCGATGATACGAATAATACTTCCATCCCCGACTACATTGAAAAATATAATTGTCGTAGCATCGTTTACGCCAATATCCCATACGGTGTAAGTAAGTAAACCTGGTTCCCACGGCACGTGGGATATTTGTCCCTTTAGTTTTAGGGCATCGAGATACGAACCATAAAAACTTCCTGATATACCTCTTTCGAAACTGCATTCATACTCCTGTAAATACAATCCTTCATCCA